GTTGTGAACCATCTAAACTATCCTTTTGAACAAAAGAAGGCCCCTTCGGAACCTTCTTTGCCCTCTCTAAACTAAATCCAAAGAGCTGCGACATTATTAAAAATCTATTGTTCCTACCTTATTTAGGTACTTTCTAACTATGACTGTTTGACAATTGGAGTCCAGTACTGAACTTGTAGTTCAACTGTAAACTCTTCAACAGCATCGTTGTTACCGAAATCCAAATCTATAGCAGCTATAGAACTTGGGAATACATTGTAGAACTTATAAGATTTGAGAATATTTGGATTATCATCAGTCTTGATATCACGTGATAACTGATGTACTTCCATATCAGCAAAGTATCCAACAGCATCATCTGTATCATTAAGAGCATTTCCTGATTCAGTTGTTGATGTATAGTTTTCATTATATCCTTGTATTGCTGCTGCCCATGTTTCAAATGCAGTTCTCAATAAAAACTTACTATCATTCTGAATAGTAACAGTCCAAGGTTCAAATGTTCTGTCTCCAGCAATCTTTAAAACTCGTCCTCTAAATGGAACTTCTATAACACCAATCTGTGATGCTGGTAAGTTCGCTGCTCTAATTGTAAATGCACCTAGTTTTGAAAGTTCTGCGGAACCTGATATAATCCCAGTAGGGAATGCCAAGTCAACTTGGAATAAATTAGGTCTTGCGAAATCTGATGTAACAGCCGCCTTAAAACTGTCAAGTGATCCTCTGCTTGCCATGATAGTAAAATTCCTTGGGTATTAAATCCTGTCCCTTATATTTAGTATTATGAATATTTTTAGGCATAAAAATAGCGGAGATAACTCCGCTATTCTTAATTTGTTTGACTATCAGTTATGATGCAACTTCAGCGAATGCAACACCAGTACGTGTAGCAACGAATGTTAGAGTAATGTAGTTAATTGTACGAGTTGGTTTCACGAAAACCTCTGCGTAAAACTCACCACGATCTATAGCTTCTGGTGGGTTGTTGTCACCATCACACTTGATTAGGAAGTCAGTTACACCACGACGACCTTGAACATCACGCATGTAAGGTTCAACAATATTAAGGAATAGACTTCTTTGTGCTTCATCGTTTTGCTCGAAGAGTTGTGACTTAGCAGCACCAGAGATAACTCTTTCTATTGTTAAGAATAAACGACGTACGTTAATTCTATCAAATGCGGAAGCGTATGATAGTGCAGTCTTATCTCCATATAGAACTACACCCTGACCTGGGAAGGAAACTATTGGGTTAATTCTATTTGCATAAAGTGTATCTCTTTGAGTCTTATTAGGTGTGTATGCAAGTTTAATTGCATTTCTTAGAACACCACGTTGGAAACCAGCAGGTGAGAACCAAGGTTCTGCAGTCTCTGTTGTTTGTAAACATAGACCAGCAACGTCACCGTTACATGGAACGTAACGATAAAGATCATTGTACTTATCATAGATGTACTTATAACCTGAATCGAATACAACGTAAGAAGAACTTGGTAATAGTTTGAAGAATCCTTCAATGTTCTCTGTCTGTGTACCAGCATTACTTACACCAACAACATTTCCTCTACGAGGAGAAACGAATAGTAAGCAGTCACGACGCTCTTCAACAATATTTGTTAGAGCAGTTACTTTAGCCTTAGCAGTTCCATCATCAACACCTGAAGGACCAGTAAGAATGTAATCAATTGTTTGTGACTCTGGATCAGAAATCAACTGATATGCACTCTCAACATCTGTACTTGATACACTGTACTCACCACTAGAAACTGAATAACTAACACCATCAGCAAGTCTGTAATAGAATGTTGCGTTATTCTTAGAACCGATTGTGAAAGAACCACCTGGGAAATCAGTAGTACCAGCAGAAGAACGTAGTAGGTTAAACTGACGACCTACACCAGTTAATCCCCAGTTACCATCTGAAGCAGTACCTGTTGCAGAGAACAATCCAGTCTCATGATTACCCCAATAGATGTAATTAGAACGTTGCTTAATTACAGTAACGTAGTAATTAGTTTCACCAACTGAAGTCTTACCATCAGATGCCTTAGACATTCCAATGAAACGCTCAAGAACAGCACCAGATGTACCAGTAATTCCACCGTCAACATCAACTACAACAACATGTAGTTCGTCACGGAATCCACCTTGACCAGCAACTGTTTGAGAAGTTCCTGGACGTGGAGCAACATTAATCCACTTAACACCAGGAAGATACTCACGCTCGTTATACTCAACACGAACTGTTGAAACAGTTACGTTAGTAGAGTTTGTATCAGCAACAACATCAGAAGCAGCAAAATCAATGCTGTCCTTATTGAGTGCTATGTATAGTTGACGCTCAATACCACCTGTTGAGATAACAGCAGTATTAGTACCAGCAGTAATTGTCTGACCATCAGCGATGATACCAGTAACACCACCACTAGGAAGTCCTATTTCTAATTTCTTATTATTCTCATCCCATGCAAGAACATTAACTGACTCTTGTGAACCACCAATATTAATTGTAGTAGTAGCACCAGGAGTGAATGTACCAACAACAGAACCAACTGTTAGTCGGAGAGCATACTTGAATACTTTACCAGCAGCACCTGAAGATGCACTAAGAGCAGCATCAGCAACGAACTCATGCTCGTTACCTGAACCAGGAGCTGGAAGAACGGCAATTTGATCAGCACCAGAGTCTGTTACAAATACACCAATTGAGTTACCTTTATGACCAGGAGTTCTTGCACCCCAATTCCAGTTGTTATTTGAAGTTTCCCAAGAAGACTCATAATTATCTAAATTTGTGATTAGAGGAGCAGTACCTGTATTAACACCATTCTTTAGTGCTGCAGAGTTAACCCTAATTGCTTTTAAAACACCACCATAAGATAGGAACTGCGATGCAGTGTACCAATACTCATAGTTGTTGTCGTTTGGTTTACCAAATTTTTCTACTAAATCTCTTTCTGAAGTAACTTGTACTACTTCCTCAACAGGTCCAAGTTCAAACGGTGCAGCTAATACACCCAAGTTTGCTGTTGATAAGCTGGTAATAGTTGTCAGGTCTCTCTCCTGTACTACTACACCTGGCGATAATTGATTGGCTGCCATGTTTATAAACTCCTAGATATCCCGTGGTCGGTTAACTAAGATTATTTATATTTTTGAATACTCACCTGAAGTCTAACATGTGTTGTACATCTCCATATTCCGCAAGTTCCCATCTTTCCCCTTGTGCATCTATTATATGGTCATCATCTAAACCATCACTAACAAATCCAAATGGAGACATATCTTGTTCTATAGAATCTCTTTGATCATCGTATATCCTTTGCCTCACATCATTATCATGCATCTCTTTAAAGTATTCTTGCATTGCCATCCATGCAAACATAACCAAACACATTGCAAGATCATCATGACATCCATCTTCCGCTTGGAATGAATTACCCTTTTGGATAAAGGTTGTTAATTCCGCAATCGTATCATAATCTTGTATCATCAATTTATCATCTTCTATCAATGCTTTAAGGTTAGAACACCCTACTTGTTTAACAGCAGTACTCATCTTTACACCAAGTTGTGTCTTCTTACCTGAGAACCCTTGTCCCAATTGTTGCCCTGCTCTTCCTCTCATAGCAGCCATTAGTAAATTCTCATACTCCAAATCAAACTGAATAATGTCTGCTACCTGTCCACCAATATCATTTACCTCACAAAGTATGTAAGCATTATTATAATTCTTAGCAACATCTACTATGATATTGGGAAATATAATAGGTTTAATTTCATTGTTTTTATATCTTCCTATCAGTTTATATGGTAATGTAGTTGTATCAAAGATACAAAACGCAGAGTAATCCCCACCAATACCACGTGATACATCAACAGTAATAATATAGTTATGGTCTTCAGCAACATGCTCATAAACTGCTAACCCTCTGTTTTCTTTAATGGGATCCTCATAAGGCATAATCCTCAATTTACTTGCAGAAATTAAAGTATCAACTGAACCTAAGAACTCACATTCAAACTCAACTTTAAACTGTCCTTCAGATGTGTTTTTAATAGTTTGTTCTTTCCAAACCTCATCTCTACCTGGAACCTGTGACCAATGTACTTCGGTAGGAATATATTCATTTGCTTTACGTTCTGCATCATGCCACAACTTATAGAACATGTTCATTCCATGAGGAGTGGAGATAATTATTACCTTCGTTTTTTGACCAGAAGATATAGTAGGATATACGGAACTAAAGAATTGCTCTGCGATATGGTTCGGGACAAAGGCGAATTCGTCGAGAAATATAATGTTAAACGACATACCTCTAACAGCACTTGCTGATGTAGAAGCAGCCAAAATTTTACTCCCATTCTCTAACTCCAAACTACCTTTATTCCATCCTAGTATACCTTGTTGTAACCATTTTGGTAAGTTCTCATATGATAATTGTAACCTACCTAACATTTCACGAGCAGTTGCTGCTTTGTTAGCAAGGATTGCTACGTTAACATTATCATTAAACAGTACATACCATAAAAGATATGCAGTAACAATAGTTGACTTACCAGACTGACGAGGAAGTTTTGCTATATTAAATCTATGATCATGAAACCTTTGAACCATATCTTCTTGGAAGTCATACATCTTAAATGGTATGACACCGTGGTCAAGAGACACAATTCTAATATACTCTCTTATAAAGTATACAGGATCCTTTGCACATTTTAAATATTCTGCAACCTCATCTTTAGAAAACTCTTGTGGTACATTTGCTTTCTTTAGATTAGGATTACCTAAATAAATTTCTTGTGTCTTGCTCATATTCCTCTGTTGGTATAGACCACTCAATTAATATACGTCTGCCTGTTTTACCATGCAAATCAATATACTTTTGATCAAGACTCGACCAGTGTCCCAAACGTTCTCCTAATTTCACGTAAAGTTTCAAAATCTTTCTGTTTAGTACCGCCATCATATGCCCAAGCATAACCCTCCGTAATCATAAGTTCATTTAGTGAAATAGTAGCATCGCCAATGTAGAGCCAACCAAGAAGCCTACCATACTTCCCAACCCCACCCTTAAGTTCAGTTCTAATAAGGAGTTCTTCATCACCTTTAATTGTTTCAGTTAGTTTTGCCTTTAACCAATTAGTAGCATCTATTCCCAGTGCCTTCTCTTCCAAGTCTCTTGTTCTCTTCTCTGGCGTATCAACTCCTGCAATTCTAACTCTTTCTTTCTTGTGTAAGTCAAACCCAAGATCAATGGTGACATCAATAGTATCGCCGTCAACAACACGATTAATCTTCGTCACTCTGAAGTTGTAGCAGCTCTTCCTGCTTGGCGGTATCATCGTTCCCATCTGTATAATCCATCAGTATATTATTTAGCATCTCTTCAACAGGCTGCCTATTCTGTTGGGATTTCCAATCCCTGAAATCCTGAATCATCTGACCCATGTTCATTGGAGACATTACTAACAATGTCGTTAGGATACCATTCATCGTACTTAAAGATCCAATAAATTGAAATGCCTACTAATACTAACAGTATAGCACACATTATATTTATTGACCAAACTACATCACTCAATCTCTTTGTCTCCAGTCGTCAGATCTTTCTTGATGAAACCATTCTACCACATCTTCGGGAGATCCGAAACCCCTACGATGATTGCTTGAATCGGGGTCTCCTAAGTTCAAGCTATTCAGAAAAGAGTCAGTCGGATCTGTACTCATTCGTCTTGCAGTATTTAACATACCTCTTGCTGAAGTATTTGATTTTGATAATTTCTCTGCCCAGATCATGTCTGGTAAAGTAACATCTGTTCCTGAAGCAATGTCTTTACAGATTGCTTCTAATCGTAAACGATATTGAGTAGATAGCATATTGGAATTCAATTCC